CTTCTTTTTGTTGGGGCAGTTTTCTTCCTAGGCTTTCTAGCAGTTTTAGCTGCGTCCTTAAAGTTTTTAGCAGTTGGTGCCCCTTTAGCTCCTTTCTTACGCATTTTTCTGCCTTCTTTACGTTTTTTATTGATGTTGTAATAGAGTCCTCTACCCATGTTATTTCCTCCTACGCCTTTTTGTCGGTGCGGTTTTTTTCTTAGTTTTCTTTTTACCACCTAACAAATCTTTATCAGCTTTTCTAGCTCCGCCCTTGCCTGTAGCAAAACTTCTTACGCGTCCTGCAGCCCAAGCATGTGCTGAAGTGTTAGGTCTAGACCCACTTGAGTAGTATGCACCCAAACCACGAGAGTACACTTTACTCAAAGTGCTTTTTGATATTCCGCTTGATGCAGAGTATTTAGCTATAGTTGCGGCTTTACCGCTACCAGCACTACTTTTTTTTCTTGCGGGTGGTTTTCTTTTTCCTAGTTTTTTTGTTGCCACTTTTGCTCCTAAGTTTAGAAATCCTATCCATCATAGCTGGAGTAAGCTTTCCTTGTTTATATAGTTTAGCAGTTCTTTTTATTTCTTTCTCCCTAGCTTTGGGATTTTTTGCACCTTTTACATACTTTTTAGGTACACCTCCTTTAGTTTTAGGGACTTTTTTAAACTTTCTAGCCATTTAACACTTCCACCTTCTACGTGCTTGTCGCAACCTAGAGTTAGGATTTTTAGCTGCTTTTGGAAATTTTTTCATTTGTCCAGCAGAACGTGCACAGTATGATTTACGTCTTTTAGCTGCTTTACTGCCTTTCTTTACTTTACCTGTTACAGCTGTTTTTAATTTAGAACCGGGATTTAATCTTCTGTAAGCCTTTACTCCAGCTTTTGTCATACCTGCACCAGACTTTGTAGAACGGTAGTTCTTTTTGTTTCTAGGTGGCATTTTGCCTTTTCTTTTACTAGGCATAAGTAGTCTTCTTTCTTTTACCACTAGCTACAGCACCGCAGCCTTTATGGAAACGTTTTTTTAATTTTTTATTTGTTTTCATCTTTTACGCTTGTATATCCTTTTAGCTTATCTATTTCTAACCTGTTGCTAGAAATATCTGAACTTTGTATGGCATCAATAATTTTTTGTGCCTTTTCTTGTTTTGTATCTGCGTGTAGCTCTGGGTCTACAATCTTCTCTAATTTTAACATAGCAATACGTTCGTTTGGTACAAAACGCCATGTATAGCCGTCATCTCCATAGACACCAAAAACAGTAGTGTTTAGACCTATTTTAATAATCATGGCTTGTTGGTCATCTAAAATAACTTTGTCGCCTTCTGCAAAAGCAGGGTCAAATCTAAACCTTGCTCCTTTTACAAAAGATGTTGCCCAGTCTCTAATAGAAAGACCTACTAATAGTGTTAGTAGTCCTATAATTAAATCTGAATAGTTTTCTAAGTTTAATTCGGGCATTAGTCCTGTAATACCGTATATTTTTTGCCATCATAAGCTAGTACACGGTATCTGTTGTTGTCTTTATCTTTGTCATAACTAACATGAACCCAACCACTTTTAGGGTCATCTTCGTTATAAAATTCTAATATTATTTGGTCAAAATTTAAATTACCAGAAATAAACTGCATCAACTTAAAGTTGCTTACAGTAGGTACTTCTATGTCTACTGCCTGACCTAGTACATGCTGACTAGTATCCTTAGAGCCAAGAAGTCTGTTAAGAGCGAGAGAGCGAAAACCGCTATTAGGACTAAAAGGAATGTTGTAGTAATCCCTAACCGGTTGGACAACTTCTTCGCAAAGGCTTTGTAAGTTTTTAAATACTTCTTCATCATAAACAAAATTATCTATGCCATGTCTGGCAGCTGTTTGACTTTTAGTAAACTCTCTTAAAGAAAAGTTTTTACTTAATTTAGTATCATTATTCCAACTCATGTTAACACAAAAACCACGTTTCCGTTTGTTCCTATTGTTACACTTCCTAAAGAGCTTACAGCCTGTAAACCACCTGAAGCAGCTCCAGTAGGCGTAGTTGCATCTGTTAAAGAAATCCACGCGTTACCTGTATAAACTTGAAGTTGTCCTTCAGTTGCGTTCCATATAATAGAACCTCTTTCAAAGTTACCTGCGTCACGAGTTGCTGTTGAAATTTGTAAAGTAGCGTCTGGGTCAAATCTGTTAAGGTTTATTTCTAGTACCCTTACTAATCTGTTAAATTCTCTATAAGTTACTGCTTCTGTAGTAACTGTAGGCAGTCTGGTTTCTATTAACTTAGCCACTATCTTCTACCGCTTTTATTTAAATCAAAACGTGTAGCACCTAATCGCCAACCTACGCCAGTAGCTGTGTCATCTCCTTCTATTCTAAATGCTAGTTGTCTTGCTCTAACTCTTACATCTAACTTAGTGGTACTATCTAAAACAGATTTTGTTTCAGATGTTGTTAAAGAACTAGCGTTAAAATCTCTATTTTTTAAAATGTATTTAACTCCTTGTCCAGCACCTGCACTACCGTTAAATTTTATGTCAGGAATAATTCTTCGTAAAAAAGAAAACTCTTCGCCATCTGCAATATCAAAATCACTGCTTTCTAAAAATACATTAGCCATAGCGGAGCCGTCATCATCATTTCCTACTTCGTGTTCGTATAAATAATTGTTAGTATTTGTGCCAGTTGCTAGTGGTTTTTCTACAAGACCTGCATCATGCCAAGCGTGTCTTTCTAATTGACCTACAGACCAGATTTGTTCTATATAATTAAAAACAACATATCTATCTACTTCTGCACTATTTGCAGAACAATAAAACCAACCTACTTCATTAAATTCTTGAGTGCTAAATGCAAAAGTTTTATAAGGCTCAGCAGAGTTAAAGTCGTCAAGAACATAACTTTGTACGCTGCAAGGTATTGGTTGTACTGTACCGTTGTAGAAATAAAATCCAGTGTAGTCCATCCAATACACTCCTCCTGCAACATTTACCATAGCTTTTGGACCAATACAGCCAATACCTTCATTAATCATGTTAATACCAAATGTAAAAGGTGGACCGATAAACTGCATAGAAAACATAGCATTATCAGTAAATATCAAAGTTTCTTCTCTTGCTCTTACACCACCAACAATTATTGCTCCAGCAGATATTCTAAGTGACCCTGCAGTGTTAGTTGATAAAGCTTCAAACTCCAAGGCATTTTCTTGGTCAGAAAATGCAATTAACATTGGGTCAATTTGTCCTGTTCTTGTTCCATTTGCATCTAACGGGTCTGCACCTAAAACAATTAAGTGTCTGTCTTTTTCTGATGTTAATACTTGCAATGCTCTAGTTGGAACTTTGTTTGCACCTGCCTTACTTGACAGCTCTACAGCTCTTTGGTCTGTATTGGTTTCATCATAGTAATAAATACTTCCTGCTCTTGGGTTTATAACCAAGTCCTCACCAAAATTATCATGTGTCCATAACCTTAATTGATTGTTTGCTGACAAAGGAGAACTAGAGCCCCATGCACCGTCACCCCATGAACTTGTGCTCCAACCAGTTCCTGTAACTGTGTTATCTAAGCCTACGTTAAGTTCATATGCTCCATCAGTGCCCGAGCCACCGTTTCCTGAGTCAGAAGAGTTTGCTGTTACTGTATTTCCTGAAGTGTCTTTTGCAGTTATAGTATATACAGTGGTAGATGTAATAGAGGCTATTTGATAGTTTTGATTTAATACGTCTGCTGTAATATTTCCACCTAAACTAACTGCACTACTAAAAGTAACAAAGTCATTTACTTGTGCATCATGATTACCGGTATCGGTAACAGTTATGGTAGAAGAACCGTTACTAGCAGCAAAAGTAATTGTGTTGGTATTAGTTTTTCTTATAGGTGTTATATCTACAAAAGCGTTTCCTCTAGATATGTAATATTTAAAAGTTGTGCCAAGTCCCAACAAAGTCGTACCATTTAAGGTAACCCATTGATGTATTGCTCGACATTTACCTAAGAAAGAGACTGTAATATATTTTGCCCAGCCGCCAATTTTTTCTGGAAGACCTTTTTTAAATCTAACTAAATTAGAATCAAACCACCCAAACTCATTTGAATAGTTGGTATTTTCTTTATTGACTCCGGGTTTAAATTCGTATTTAACAATAGCCATTTAAGCATTTTATATTAAAACAAGTTTTGTTGAATAAAAAATCCAATTTTCCTTTTTGTTTTTCTCAATCCAATCTTTGCTTTGAGAAATAGCTGATGGCTCTTTATGGTCTGCCACAAGATTTGCACATATTATAGAGTTTGATATGAGTAAAAGAGTTGCAATTGTAATTGTATATGGGGTTTTTTTGTATTTAGATAATAGCCAAATTGGTATAAGTAGAATAAATGGAATAAATGGGATAATATGTCTTGGTTT